TTGTGCTCTGCCTGAAAGACAAACATAAAATTGAAAGTCCCTGAAATACCAAGAGGCATACCATCACTGAAGCTCCCTTGTCCGAATGGATATACGAGGAAGACAGCAAACGATGCTGCAACAGGTGCTGAATATGCGACACATATCCATGGCCTCATTCCGAGCCGATAACTAAGTTCCCATTGTCGTCCCAGGTAAGCTGAGATACCGATGAGAAAGTGGAACACAATGAGTTGATATGGTCCTCCGTTATACAACCACTCATCGAGGGTTGCAGCTTCCCAGATTGGGTAGAAGTGAAGACCGATTGCGTTAGAGGATGGAACGATTGCTCCTGAGATGATGTTGTTTCCATAGAGTAAAGAGCCAGATACAGGTTCTCTAATACCATCTATATCAACTGGAGGAGCGGCTATAAAAGCTATGATAAATGCTGTTGCAGCGGTTAATAGTGCAGGGATCATAAGAACACCAAACCAACCGACATAGATTCGGTTGTTGGTGCTCGTTGTCCAGTCACAGAAACGCTGCCAGTTGTCAAATGGTTTTGTTAGTGTGGCTGTAGTCATTTATATAAAGGTTAAAAAATACCAGGAACTATTTGTCCTGTAAATAAATAGGATGCGGCAATTATCCAAAATGCGAGCATAGCAAATCTGCCATTAGCTCGTTGCCAAATTGCAATGTTGCTCATTTAAAATACACCAGGAATGATTTGTCCTGTTGTAACATAAGCACCGAAAGCTGCAATTATACCGATCATTGCAAGCTGTCCGTTAGTTCTTTCAGCTTGTTCCATGAGGAAGTTTTCTTCGTTTTTGTTCATAAGTCGTGGGGGTGTTTCTTTAGCAAAAATGTTTTGCTTACCGTATTCGGTTATTGTTGTCATTGAATTAAAAGATAGGTGAAGTGGCGGGGATGATCGGTCAGGCCGCCAGCACTACCTAAAAATCAATATTTGATCTATCTAATTTTTCTAGGATATCTTGTCTATAAGCTGGATCCATATCATATTGAGGATCACTCATAGCCTTTACTACTTCAGCTTGACTTCTGAATACATCACCTGATGTCTTAGGAGCTTTACCAGATAACATTCTTCCTTCATATCCATTAGCGTTGTCATACTGAGCTTTGAGACCACTGATAGCTAGTTTAATCGCATCTGTGTTCCCTGTTTCTACGATTCCATCAAAGGCATCAATAGAACTTTTATCTAAATTCTGACCAGCCCAACTAACAATATTATTATACTCAGCTTCTCCACCAACTGAATTTTTAACAGTATTTATATCAGCATCTGTCATATCAACAGGAGCTGATGTTTGTTGAGCAGGTTGGTTTTGTTGCATCTCTATATAAGCATTAACAATATCCTTACTGCTCATCTGTGAAAACTTTTCTATAGTTTCAGCAGATACTGTATTATTATTTGCATAGTATTCAGCTGATGCTTCAGTAATCAAGTCAACTGCTTCAGAATTTTGGAAAGTTTTTTCCGTTTCTTCTGAATCTTCTTCTGACTCATCTGATTCGGAGTTCCCAGTTGATTCGCTATCTTCATCGCTTTGTTTTCCAAACTTTTGTTGGAGTTCGACATAAGCTTTTTCTAATTCTTCTGCATTCTTATACTTACCTGCAAGTAATTGTTCTTGCTCAGCTACCATCTTCTCACCGATTGCCAGTGAATCTTGTTCTTCTGGGGTTAGGTTTTCAGCATTGGTAGCTGAATCAGGATCAGTATTAAGTGTTAATGTTTCTGCCATATTTATTCAGTAGGTGGTTCTTCTTGTGGAAGTAATTGTGGATTTTTAGATGGGTCAACCATAGGTGAACCTGCTAATTGACCAGCTTGTTCAACTAAAGCTTGTTGCTGTGCAGCTTGTTGTTGTTGCATCATTTCTTCTTGAATCTGTTGCTCAGTCTTAACTAGGTTTAATGTATCAATACCTTGTGCAGCTGCTAATCGTTTGATAGCTTCTGAAGCATTGATGAATTGCATTAAAGCATCTGGACCTAATGTTTGAGCAATGGTTGTAACAAAAGCAGTTAAGCTTTCTCTATCTTGACCACGACCTAAAGCATTAACACCAGCCACTATTTGTGGACGTACTAAATCTTTAGGTATGTTTGGTAGTTCTTTACTACGTTGTAATACAAGTAGTGTTCTGTTTAGGTATGGTACGAGAAATTCAACCGTGAGTAGTGAGAATAAACCTCCGAGCTGTTGTTCCAATTCTAACTGAGTAAGTCTAACTTCTTCAGCTGTGGTACGTTCGGATTGCCGTACATTTAATTGCATAAATGCTTCAGCTATTCTTCTTTCTAATGATTGAACCATCTGTGCAGCTGTACTAAAGTCAGCTGTTTTACCAACTTGAATTACTGCTACATCCTCTGGTCTACCTTGTACAATTGCACCGTTACCAGCCTCTGCTATTGTTTTTGGTTTAGTTGTAGAGCTTGGAGACACAAGGAAGATTACCTTACTTGCAGCTGCTGCACCTTCAACTAATGCTTGACTTAAAGCTTCTAATGATTTTAAGTCACCTATAAATTCTTCTACTCTACCTCTACCGTAGTCTTCTCCGTCTACAGTATTGAATCTTAATGGGAGCCAAGGACTAGCTTTCTTTGGAGCTGTACTACGACTATCAGGTAAGATTTTATCAAATGCTTCCTGATGCCAAATCCATCTACCACTTTTATTATCTAGTCTGACGTAGGTATACACCTCAACATCATCCCTATCAGAGCTTTTGGTTTCATCAACCACTGAGTTTGGTTCTTTGTCTGGTAGCTCAAGTCCCAAGACACTTCTACTAATTAATTCCTTAGTAACTATTTCAAGGACGTTACCATTTCCATCTCTGTTAACCACATACCTATTTAATGGGAAGTTTTTTAAACCATCCTTACCCATAAATATAAGTGAGTTACCACCAACAATTAAATGCTTAAGTGCTTGGTGGATAACTACTCGGTCACTAGATGCGGCTATGTAATCCATAACCATTCTCTCCATTTTACTGAAGGATAGATCTAGTTCACTTCTGATTTCAGGTGGTATCTCTTCACCTAATTTATCATCTCTGACTTGTAGTTTAAAGAAGGTAGTTTGTGGTGGTAATAATGCAAGCATTAATTTTGCTGCTAATGTAACCACCGCCTTGCTACCTATGCTTTGCCAAGGTGTATGAAGATGTTTTTGATTAGGTTTAGATGATAGATCATCATCAATGAGGTATGGTAACGTGAGTTTAGAACAATTAACTGCAGTATCTAGGAATTGTCGTCTACCATTAGTTAATTTGTTATATCTCTCACGTGCGTTCATTTATTTAATCCTCCAGTTGGTCCAGCTGTAGGAGTATTAACTTGTGGAGCAAGTGGAATTCTTAATTGACCTGTTCCTTTAGCTAATTGACTCTTTGCCTTCTTGCTCTTAGCTCTCCTTACCTGTGGATTCACGTCAGTTACAAGTGGCTCAGGTTCAGGTACAGGTGCTCTAGGTGGTGGTGGTGGGGGTGGTGCTGGTGCTAAAGGTGGTGGTGGTGGTGGACTGGATGGTCTACCGAAAATACACATTAGATTTCATCCTCCATAATAGATTTAATATATTCAATGACACTGGCTTGACCAGATCTATACATAATTGATTCAATACTTTCTTTAGGATGAACGGGTTGCCAACCAAAGTTATCTTCTAACTTGTTGATCAACTCATCTAACCTATTGTTATGTAACCTAAGAGTATTGAGGGAGATTTGTGTTTGCATGTTCAAAAAAGGCTGGCATTCTAGCTCGCTGTGTCTCAGAAAATTCAGGTGCTTTACCTTCATACATTAACCGATCACTAGCATCGAGCCAGAATTTTTTGTCCAAATATTTATCGTAAGTATTTCTACCTAGAGGCTGAAATATCCAATTAATCGTGGCTTTCCTAAGTTTGTCCAGAGAATTACTCCACCGTAAACCCATATCAGCACATACGAGAGAATTACAGGCAACATGTATTTGCTCGTCTCTGGAGATATCTGCCGAGGTCGTCCTAAGACCAGCATCACCACAGAACCTAAAAAAAGGTAGGATAACAAAGAAAATTGCACGTTCTGCTACTAAAGCTTTTAATATTGTGTGGTCAGGGTGAGCCTCCCAAGCATCTCTAAGCTTAAGAGCCTCATATTCTGACTGTGAATCAACACCCAAGGCATTTGTTATGTAACCCAGGGCTTGATCATGTTTGATTTCATCTTTAACATTGGATTCTAAAAGTACTCTTGCAGAGTCGGGAACACCCTTCTCAAGTGCTTCTGTAACAAATTCGCCAACTGGTAGCTCCATATGCCGTATTGCAAGAGCACGGTAGATGGCTTCTTCGGCTCCATCTTTAAGCTTACCAGCTGTGGTTTGGATTGGTGTCCAAGTTCTCTTTCTATTGAGTAATTTAACATAAGGGTCTTTCATCATTCTTGACAATCGCAGTTTAATTCTTCTTTTTGTAGAATGTCCTGCAAGTAATCTTCAACGTCATCTTCTCCTAAAGCTGCATATGCATTAGTTTTATCTTGTACGTCTCCCATAACTTGTAGGCTGTAGTAAAGGGAGGTTTGAGGTGAAAGTAACCACTCTTCAACGAATTCTCTGTCGTATTCTACAACATCACTCCAAGAGTTAAAGCTGTAGCCATGAAGAAGTCCCGAGTTATTTAATAATGTTACGATGCCATCGGTAACGCTTCTATATGCGTCCCAACCGACCTCGCTGGCAATCTCTACATCACCATAATCAAAATGCTCAACTCCAAATGTACCACTGTCTCTGTCTACAGAGCGAGCAATTGGAGGTGCTATTTCAGGAGTAGATGTAAAACCATCTAAGTCCTTGCTTCTATATGAGCATGAAGCAGTTGGAGCTATAGCAAAAGCTCTTACCATATTGTGTTCCCGTGCTATTTCAGCAGCTAATTCAATACCTTTTTCTAATTGTTGTGCAATAGCATCAGCTACTGTTTCAGGTATACCACCATTTATTCTTTTAGCTAATGCTACACCGAATTGCTCATAAGTTACCTTATATTTTCTTAGTAGATTTGCTAAGCCTAGCATACCTAAGCCGACTTGCCTGTCGTCAGAAGCTGGCAAGTATTCTCCAGTTGCTCCAACACCTGTCCTACTATGGAGCTCGCACAACTCGAACATACCTTCAGTGAAACCCGTTGCGATGTCATCGATTGTACAGGCTGCGAGATTGACATGTTGAAGCAAGCATGTTCCACGTGAGGGCAGGTAAACCTCAAGACACACGTTCCCATAGATGCGTTTTCCATTGTTATCGTATTTTATTTTATTAAGCCAGATGTCCCCTGACTTGATTCCAAGGAGGATGGCATCTTTAGTTCTGGCATCTGTTTGATTCCAGAGTTTTCCATCAAGGTCGATGCACCTTTTGATCCAAGGGAGTTCAGATCTAGGAGTTTGCACGAACTCAATAACATCGGGATGGTCAATATCCATGTGAGCCACAATAGCCCCATTCTTGTAGACGCCACCTCTTCTAAGTGTTTCATTTAATGTAGAATAGATTTTTGCAAATGAGACTGGGCCGCTAGCTGTTAAGCCTTTCCCATTCTCGTGTCCTCTAGGACGTAATTTTGATAGGTGTACTGCACACCCTGCCCCATGTCTTAGTGCATGAGAAGCAAATCTCCAGCTAGCCTCAATGCCCTCTGGACCCTCCATAGAGTCCTCAACGACAAATACAGTGCAACTCACTGGAAGTCTTGATTCTGGGTTATCCAACCATGATTGGACCCGACCAGTGCGGGAGATAAGTTCTGCGGTCATTTCAAACTAAGTCTGTTAAAGTTGGTGGTTTATAATTTGGTCCTTTAAGAACCTTTCCGTCTTCTCTATATACTGGCTTACCTTCTTCATCTAATTTAGACATATTACTTAAGTGTACTCTATCTAAAGCTTCATCTAATAACCAACCCATATTCTCTGCGTATTGGTAGCATACATAAATTAGATCTGCTAATTCTTTTAAAGCTTCTGATTCTATTGTAGTATTTTTTCTAAACAACATACCTTCAGCTTCTAAAAACTCTTTAAATTCCTCTACGATCAGATTCTTCTGATAAGAACGCTTGTCTTTCGACCTCGATGACTTTAGGTTGTACTTTGTACGAAATTCCTTGGCTTGCTCTGAAATAAAGGTCTTTTTCATGGGTGAGTTCGTTTTCTAAATAGTGAATTGCTTTTTCTAAATCATGTATCTTGCTATCCTTATAACCTGCTCTGCAAATATACTTGATAGCATTTCCTAAATGGAAGTTCAGTCCTTGTTCTCTAATAAAATCCCAAACATCGGTAGAACCCCTTTGGTAGTATGATGGTCCTTTGGCCATTTTGCAACTAAGTTGGTGAGTGAATTAATTAAGACATAGTTTTGTTTTTGTAAGGCAAGGAAGACAGTTATTATATCTTCCTTTCTTACTTCATCTTTAGGTAAGGTTAATTCAAGCTGTCTTAACTTAAATTCCTGTTCAGTTGTTAATTTTGTAATCGGAGGTGGGAGTCCAGAGGATTGGTCGTTTGTTTTTGAAGTCATAATCATCTGCAGTAAGTATACGAGCAAGTCTAGCGTTTGTTATAGCATCATATTCAGTCAGACCTTTATCTGTAAAGGCTTTGGTGACAGTTTTCCAGCTGTACCCATCCTCTTCAAACAATGATGTAGCACGTTTCACCCCTATCCCAGGGACTCCACTATAGCCATCTGTCTGATCTCCAGCTAAAGCTTGGATTAAATGCCATTTGGCTCCATCTTCTTTACTGACTGTGAATACTTCATCTAAATTATATAGTTGACCTGGTATTTGTTTCATATCTTTATCAGGAGATACAATACAATTTCCTGGGTACTTGGTACTATAAACCCCCATTGCGTCATCGGCCTCTAAGCTAGGTTTAATAATAACCTTATACTCTTTTCTAAGAGCATTGATAACACGTTTATACCCGCATGGTTTCTTACGATTCCTGTGTCCTTTATAGGATTCGAGTATTTGTTTTCTAAAATTTATACTGTCAGAAAAGAACAGTATCATTTCAGAGAAAGAACCAAACTTATTTTTAATCTTGGTAAGTTCTCTATTGGTTGCAGTAAGTGCATCACTAAAGTTACTAGTAACAAGGATTACATCATCCCCGAAATCAACTTCAGTTTCTACTGCAGCACATGACTTATATACGATGAAGTCAGCATCTATTAATAATTTCATACATTAGTGGGTGTCTGCCCAAGTGAGACCACTACTGGACTCAGCTGCTATTGGGATTCGTAGTTTGTAGTACTCTCCAGCTTCAGCAGCGGAAAGAACAAGAAGAGATTTGAGGTCATCAACATGTTCTTGTGTACATTCAAACTGTAACTCGTCATGAACAAAAGCGAGCTGACTACAGCATAGATCCATCTCTTTGATATGTTCATTGGTGATTAGCATCCAACGTTTCGCCAAAATTGCTGACGATCCTTGGATTAAATAGTTGAGTGATTTGTGTTTAGAGTCTACTAATATCTTTCTT